TTCGACCAGGATCAATTTTTAAGTAATGGTGGTGTTGGTTTTTCTGATGATGATACTGAGGATTTAGAATGACTACGATAGGTTCGTTATTTAGTGGCATTGGTGGCTTCGAGCTAGGTCTTGAAAGGGCTATGCCTGGTGGACGGACATGCTGGCAGGTAGAGCAGGATGGTTTCTGTCAGGGTGTATTGAAGAGGCACTGGCCTGACTCAGAGTTGTTTGATGATGTGAGGGATGTTGGTAGTCACAACCTTACTGCAGTTGATTTGATATGCGGAGGTTTTCCGTGTCAGGATATTAGTGTTGCTGGTGATGGTGGAGGGTTGAATGGGAAAAGGTCTGGTCTTTGGTGGGAGATGCACAGAGTTATTAGCGAGATACGACCGCAAGTCGTCGTCCTGGAGAACGTGGCAGCTCTCGTTGTTCGAGGGTTACGAGAGGTACTTGGGGGGCTTGCCGAGATCGGGTATGATGCGGAATGGACAACTCTATCCGCTGCTCAATTTGGAGCACCCCATCTTAGGAACAGGATGTTCATTGTTGCCTACCCCATGCGTTTCGGGGCACTACAGCAACAAGAGTCAGAGCGACGGTGCTACTCTGCGGCTAAGCCTGCACGGGCTTGCCAGGGAAAAGAAGTCACATACTGGGAAGCTAATGAGGCTCCGTCCTTCGTATGTGGAGTGGATGATGGGATTTCCAAGTGGATGGATAGGCACAGAGCACTCGGAAATGCAATCGTCCCACAGTGTGCAGAGTACGTCGGAAGACGGATAGTGGAGGCTGGGCTATGCTCTTGATTAGCGGTGACAGGAAAATCCTGATGAAGAAGAACAGGATGAAGGTGACAAGGAATGGTAGGGTGTACAAGTCTACCGAGACTAAGCACTTTGAAGCCTATATGCGTGACCTTGCTGCTGTTGCCTGTGCTGAACAGAACTGGGAATGCACGGACATGGATGTCAACTTTAGTGTCTTTGTATGCTTCGGTGACAAGAGAAGACGTGACCTGCAAAATTGCTTTGCCTCTGTGTGCGATGCGCTCGAAGGTATAGTGTACAACAATGATAGCCAGATCAAGCATATCTCTGGAAGCAAGATGTATATGAAAGGTGTCTGGGGCTTTAGGATACATGTGGACATATGCTAGATAAACTACCGAAGAAGATGAGGATAGAACTGGAACCGATTATGCGTGACCCAGTAAAGTTCATACAGCTCCTGAGAATACAGGACAAGTATTCTGGGAAACTGGTGCAGTTCATTCCCAATGACGAACAGATACAGCTGCTTAAGAAACTGAAAAAGCACAAGAAGGTGATTATCCTCAAGCCAAGGCAGATTGGTATAAGCACGGTGCTGCGGGCGTATGCGCTGTGGCGTACTTACCAGACACCTGACCCGCTGAAGTTCGGTGTCATTTCGTTTCACGAGCGTTCTGCAAAACATCTGAGGAAGATGGATTCAAGAATGCACAACTCGCTGCCAAACATTCTGAGGAAGAATGTGTCGATAGACAACGCCACCACCATGGAGTTTGCCGACACTGGAGCACAGCTAAGTTCATTTACCGCTGGGTCTAAGGGTGGAACAAGATCGTTTACCCTGTCCAGTGTTCACCTATCGGAGTTTGCATTCTATGACGACGCGAACGAAATGCTGGCACAGGTTGTCGCGACAATCGGAGAAGGTCAGATACTTATTGAAAGCACTCCCAATAAGCCTGGGGATGTCTTCCACCGTCTTATTATGGGTGCTCCTGAGAACGGCTGGCACCTCATATCGTACTGGTGGCACGACCACGAAAAGTACAGGACATCAGCACCGGAAGACTTCGAGCCGACAGAGGATGAGAAGCATCTTATCAAGATGTACGGGTGCGACTACGACCAGCTCAACTGGAGAAGGACGCAGATTGCAACAATCGGGCTGGAGAAGTTCAAGAGGGAATACCCAGGATGCCTCGATGATGCCTTTCACTTTGCTGCCTCAACGTACTTCACGCAGGACGAGATAAGGGAAATAGAGGAGATACACTTTGATGGAGAGGAAAGACTGTACGAAGAGCCAAGGGATGACGATGTCTATGCAATGGGCGTCGATGTTGCTGCTGGTGTTGGTGGTGACTATTCTGCTATATCCATTATTTCTATGGCTACATTTCAGCCTGTCTATCATTACCGTAACAATGCCATAAGTCCCTCCGCCTTTGCTGATGTTGTTCTGAAAATTGCACAGTGGTTCAACGATGCCCGTGTGCTGTGCGAAAGCAATAACCACGGACATGTCGTGCTGTACCGTATGAGACACATGGGCTACAAGAACCTCTGGATGTCCCATGACATGAAAGACTGGACTACCACCACCAAGTCAAAACTAGATGCCTATGAAACACTGCGAGAATATATCAGCCAGGGCATGATAATGAAGATGGATGCACAGGTTCTGTCGGAGCTAAGATCGCTCGTTGTAACTAGGGTAACACCAGAAGCACCGAAAGGGATGAACGATGACCTCGCAATGTCAATGGCTCTGGCTTACCGATGCCTGCGGGATATACCAAGAAGGAAACTAACTTTGGCTAGACGCAACCTGATGGATGTGCTAATATCCGAAAAGAGAGCGACCAGGATTAAAGAACAACCTATTCCATGGAAGAAGACCACATGAAGCCACGTACCGTTCAGGCATACTACTCGCAGCATGAAACCTACTGGGACGAAAAGCGCGTCGAAATGAGACAGCTCCGTTCTGCATACATGACCAGATACTGGGACAAGGAAGCTAATGCTCCGCAACAGGTGGTCATTGAAACCTCCCGTGGATACGAGTTCATAGAGGGATACATTGCTTCCCTGTTTGCCCGTTCACCTTCCGTTGTTGTGAAAGGGGATGTGAGAGGAAAGGGTGACCCCAAAGTAGTACAGGCTCTGTGCAATAACTTCCTCGATGGTATACGAGCACAGATGGAGGACGCATCAAGACTAGGTCTGATATATCCATGCTCCTTCCTCAAGCTAATACCGAACCGTCACCCAGACCCATTCAAGAGGGTTAGTGTCTGCTCGATTGCACCCTGGGATGTCATTGTCGATACCGACGCAAACTCCTGGAAGGATAGCAAGTACGTGGGACACAGGTACTACCTGACCGTCAAGGAAGCCAGGGAAAAGTATGGCGCAAAGAAATATAGCGGACATCCACTGATAAGGTACCTCGACCGACCCACTGGCGACCAGGGATACAACGACAGGGATGACGAGGACATGTCTCCAGAGTTTCAGTATGTAGAGCTGGTAGAGTTCTATGACCTTATCGAAGATAGAATGTATGTATGGTCACCAGACTTTAGCAATGGAAAAAGATATCTGTATGATGGTGTGGAGATACCAGAAGGCGAAGAAGGGGAGGAAGATGTCAAGTATGACGAGATACCTTTCAAGGATGCCTCTGGAAACCCCGTGTCACCGATCATACCACTGTTCTTTTCAAGACAACCAGACCTTCCGATGAGAGGATACTCAGCCCTCCGTAGGGTCTATGACCAGGTACAGGAGATTAACATCCTGCGTACTTATCAGGCGAGCATGGTACGCAGGGCGGCACGGCAGTGGGTTGTTGAAAGCGGCGTGTTTGATGCCGAAGCCATGTCAAAATTGTCACAAGGTGTCGATGGTGAGTTTATTGAGGTTGAGCTCAGTCAGGGACAACAGTTGGCTGGCTCTATTGTTGCCGTGCCGCATACTCCTGTACCACCGGAACTTGAAAGATATGTGCAGCAGGTGCAAGATGATTTCGAGCGGGGTTCTGTCCTTGCTCCTTTTACTAGGGGAGAAAGTAGCAGGGCTACAGCAACCGAGATTACAGCACTTGCTGCCTACTCCTCTTCGGAGATTGGAAGACTGGCAAGGGAAAGGGACGCAGCTATCGAGAACATTGCCGAAGTGTTTATCTCCATACTCAAGATATATATGGCTAGCGAAGGCGATGTTATCCTGATGGATGGTGTGCCGCAGACCATTAACGAACGCGACCTGAACGGAGACTTTACATTCTATGCAAGCGATACTGGAGCTACACCATTGTCCGAGGCTGTGAAGAAGCAGGAATTCCTTGCAGTCATGCCAACACTGATTGAAATGGGTGTGCCACAGCAGGAAGTGCTTGCACACTTGATCAACATGATGGGACTACCCCAGTCATTCATTACCTCTCTTGAAGGTGCTGTTGCACAAGAACAGCCTATGGCAACTACCCAGGCGCAGCAAGACATTGTAGAAAGCCAGGGAATGCAGGGGCAGCCTTCACCACAAGACATACAACAATTCCTTCCACAGTAGACTATGCCGATATATGACTATTATTGCGAACCTTGTAATCTCGACATACAGATTTTCTGCGAGATTGATGAAAGACATGACCAGACTTGCGATAAATGCAAGGAATTTCTTAACCAGATGGTGTCGGTATTTGCTAATACTCCTGCAAGATGGGGTGACTCTCATGGTTATTTTGATCGTGGTCTTGGTTGCTATGTTGCGAACTCGATGGAGCGAGACAAA